AAGAACGGATAAGTGGCAATTGAAAAGCCTCTAGTCACTCCAGATCAACTAACTGCCGAAGAAGCAGATGGTGCTTTGGAGATTGAAATAGTAAATCCTGATTCTGTTGGGATTGAAACACCTGACGGTGGAATTGTGTTTGACTTTGAGTCAGGCAGTGATCCTATGGGCGATGTTCCCTTTGATGACAATCTTGCAGAGTATATTGAGGATAAAGAATTATCTTTAATAGCAAACGAGCTTGTTAGTGCGTTCAAGTCAGACAAAGAAAGTCGATCAGACTGGGAAAAGACTTACATAGAAGGTTTATCTCTTCTTGGTCTTAAGCATGAAGACAGAACAACTCCTTGGGATGGTGCGTGTGGCGTATTCCACCCAGTCCTAACCGAAGCTGTTATAAAATTTCAGTCACAATCTATACAAGAACTATTCCCTGCAAGTGGCCCAGTTAAAACGGCTATAGTGGGCATTATAGATAAAGAGAAAGAGAAGCAAGCAAGCAGAGTTCAAGATTATTTAAACTACTTAGTCACTGAGAAGATGACTGAGTATCGCGCAGAAACTGAAAGATTATTGTTTTCCTTGCCATTAGCAGGGTCTGCCTTTAGGAAAGTATACTTTGACCCGAACATGGGTCGCCCTTGTAGCATGTTTGTACCTGCTGAAGACTTTGTTGTTAGCTATGGAGCTTCTGACTTAGTGACTTGTGAACGTGCAACTCACATAATGAAGCGAACTAGCAATGAAATTAGGAAGCTACAGGTGTCTGGGTTCTACTCAGATGTTGAATTAGGCAACCCTAGCGACAACTCAGATGAGATTGAGAATAAATATAACGAGTTAACAGGTAACTCTCAAGGATATGACAACGATTCTCGTCATACGATACTAGAAGTACAGGTTGATCTTGATTTAGTTGGCTTTGAAGACATGATTGACGGAGAGGAAAGCGGAATACAGCTTCCTTATGTTGTCAGCATAGAACTAAGCTCACGAAAAATCCTCTCCATACGCAGAAACTACTACGAAGATGACGAAAATCGCATGAAGCGCGAGCATTTTGTCCATTACCAGTATATGCCCGGACTTGGATTCTACGGATTTGGCTTAATTCACATGATTGGTGGGCTTGCTAAGTCTGCAACCTCTCTTTTGCGTCAATTAGTTGATGCAGGAACGCTAAGTAACCTTCCCGGAGGCTTAAAATCTAGAGGATTACGGATTAAGGGTGATGATACGCCAATAATGCCGGGAGAATTTAGAGATGTTGACGTTCCCGGAGGTTCAATCCGAGATAATATTAGTTTCTTGCCTTATAAAGAGCCAAGCAACGTCCTGTATCAGCTTATGGGAGACATTGTAGAGGAAGGCCGTAGATTCGCATCAGCCGCAGACGTAAAAGCGGCAGACATGAACTCAGAGGCTCCTGTAGGGACTACACTTGCCATCTTAGAGCGATCTATGAAGGTTATGAGTGCAGTTCAGGCACGATTACATGCCTCTATGAGGAAGGAATTACGCCTATTATCGAAGATTGTGTTCGATTTTGGCCCCTCAGAGTACCCATATTCGTCCGAAGAAGACGCTGTAGTAAGAGAAGATTTTGACGGTAGAGTAGACGTTATTGCTGTAAGTGACCCTAATTCAGGCACTATGGCACAAAGAATAATGCAATATCAGGCGGCATTGCAATTATCTCAACAAAATCCAGAGATGTATGATCTTCCTTTGCTTCACAGGCAGATGCTTGAGGTTTTAAACATCCGTGATGCAGATAAGATTATCCCAAGGGATGATGACATGAAGCCAACAGACCCTGTTAGTGAAAACATGAACATCCTAAGAGGAGAGCCTGTTAAGCCATTTATTTATCAAGACCATGAGGCACACATTAAAACGCACATGGCCTTTATGGAAGACCCTAAGATTCAAGAGCTTGCAGGAAATAGTCCGAATGCTCAAGCAATGCAGTCTGCTATGGCATCGCATATTCAAGATCATCTTGCGTTTAGCTATCGACAGCAAATTGAGAAAGAGCTAGGCATGGAGCTTCCTGCTGAAGGCGAGTCTCTCCCAGAAGATATTGAGCTAAGAATATCTAGGCTAGTTGCTCCTGCCGCTGAACAACTTAAGAATAAGAATCAGCAAGAACAACAACAGCAAGAGCAACAAGAACAACAGCAAGACCCTATTGTTCAGATGGCTCAGAAAGAATTAGAAATTAAAGAGATGCAAGCACAAGCTAAAGTACAACTTGATCAGGCTAAGATACAGCTTGAACAAGCTAAGGCTCAGAGCAAGGCTGAATTTGATATTCAAAAGCTTGATCAACAAGCGGAAATTGAAAAAGCTAAGTTAGCCGTTAAGATTGCGGAAGACAATGTAAGAGAGCAACTTGAAGCTAGGCGTATTGCTTCTAAAGATCAGATTGAAGGATTTAAGATTGGAAGAGAAATTGTGGATTCAATGACATCATGACAGGATCATCAAACAATTCTTTTGAATACCTAAGAGACAAGCTCAGAAGTCAGATGAATGATATGAGCGATCACATCTCAGGTGGCGCATGTAAGGATTACAGTGAGTACGCAAAATGTTGCGGAGTCATAGAGGGTTTAGCCCTTGCAGAACGAGAGCTTCTAGATTTAAAGAGTAAGATAGAAGCCGATTAATTCATCGTGTTAGACGATGCACAGCGACTCTGGACGCTTTTTTCCAGTGCAGAAGGTACAACTAATGAGTAAATCATTAGCAAAAGCAGATGATCCCAAGGATGATCTTGCTACCAAAAAGGCTAGTCAACTGCCTATGCCGAAAGGTTATAAAATATTGATTGCTTTGCCAGAAAGAGTTGAGAAGACCGAAGGCGGAATTATTAAGTCTGCCAGATCGTTGCAAGAAGAAGAAGTAGGTTCAATCGTAGGTATGGTGCTAGAACTTGGTGCAGATGCTTATACTGATCCTCTACGATTCCCTTCTGGGGCTTGGTGTTCTCAAGGCGATTGGATTGTTATGCGTTCCTATTCAGGTACTAGAATTAAAGTACATGGAAAAGAGTTTCGTTTAATCAACGATGACAGCGTTGAAGCTGTAGTCGAAGACCCAAGAGGCATAAGTAAAGCATGAGTGATTTAAATCAAGAGGTAGAAACCTCACAAACATCCCCTGAAGAGCGTTTTTTTGGTGTTAAAACTAAAATTGTTAAGCGAGCTAAGGATGATGTAGTTGAAGATAAAGACTCTGACATAGAGCTTGAAGTTGTTGATGATCGGCCAGTTGAAGATCAAAGACCTGCAAAGACTGAGGCTTTATCTAAAGATGAAAGCAACACTAGCGATGATGACGATGAGTTATCAGGCTATAGTGACAAAGTTCAAAAGCGTATAAACAAATTGCGTTATGAGCAAAATGAAGAGCGGAGACAAAAAGAAGCCGCTGAAAGAATGAGAGATGAAGCAGTCCGTGTTACTCAAACTCTTAATAATAAGAATAGAGAATACGAGTCAATCATTCAGCGTGGTGAGTCTGCTCTAGTAGGTCAGATTAAGACCAAAGCGCAAATGGCTCTAGAGAATGCAAAAGCAGTCTACAAGAAAGCCTATGAAGAAGGAGACACTGACACTGTAGTCAACTCTCAAGAAACTCTTTATAGAGCGCAGGCTGAATTAGCAGAAGCTGAGAAGTATGAGCAAAACCTTCAGGGTCAACAAAACCAGAGGGCGCAACAAGCTCAGTATAATCAGCAGTACCGCACTCAAGTAGCTCAACAAGTTCCTCAACAGCCTGCTCAACAAGCACCTCAAGTTGATCCAGAGGCTAAAGAATGGGCTGATAAAAACAAATGGTTTATGGATTCTAAAAATAAGCGGATGACTGCAACAGCATATGGGTTGCATGAAGAGGCTATTGTAGATAATAATATAAAACCAAACTCTCCTGAATACTTTGAATTTATTGATGGTGGTATGAGAGAGAGTTATCCAACCTTTGACTGGCAGGATAATAGCGATCCTAATGGACGTATCGCGCCTGCGACTGCTAGTCAACGCTCCACGGTAGTGGCTTCATCAGGTAGGAACAATGGAGCAAAACCGCGCAAAGTGCAGATGACGTCCACCCAAGTTTCTCTCGCTAGGAAATTAGGGATTACTAATGAACAGTACGCCAGACAACTCGCTAAGGAGAACCTGAAATGACTGAAGAGCGCAAACCAAGAGAAACAACCTCACGCAAAGCCGATACACGACCAGATGATTCGTGGACACCCGCTTCTATTTTACCAGACCCCACACCGCAAGACGGTTGGGTATTTAGATGGATTCGGACTGCCACATTGGGAGAAGCGGATATGACTCATGTTTCCAAAATGTTCAGAGAGGGTTGGGAGGCTTGTAAGCTAGAAGACCACCCTGAACTTATGTTAACGTCAGACATTGGATCGCGATTCCAAGGTAATATCGAAGTTGGAGGCTTATTGTTATGCAAGGCAAGCAAGGAAAAGATGGCGGCACGTACCAGACATTTCCAACAAGTTGCTGATAACCAATTGCAATCAGTAGACAACAACTATTTGCGAGAGAATGATCCAAGGATGCCTCTGTTACAACCAGAGCGTAATACTCGGACAACCTTTGGAAGGAACTAGCCCTAATACTGGGGAAAGTTCCTTAAACTAAGATTAACTTTGTTATTTAAGGAGGCCTATAATGGCTACCACTGCTACCCCAACAGGCGCAGAACCAGTTAACACTCTTAGTGCGAGCGGCTCTTATTCAGGAAAAGTTCGGCACATGAAGATTGCTAACAATTATGGAACTGCAATTTTTTATGGTGACTTCGTAAAACCAGTTGCCGCAGGAGGCGTTGAGAAAGATACAGGAACTGCAACATTAACCCCGATTGGAATTTTCATGGGGTGTTCCTTCACTGACCCAACTACCAAGCAATTAACTTTTAGCCAGTTCTACCCCGCTAGTACAGCGGCTGATGATATCTCGGCTTATGTTGTTGATGATCCCGATGTAATCTTTAAGATGCAGGGTGATGCTACTTTGGCTCAAACTACTATGTTTTTGAACGCAGGTGCCGTTCAAACAGCAGGAAGTGTTGATTTTGGACGCAGTAAGAACGCGCTTGATTCAAGTACAGCCGCAACAACAAACACGCTCCCACTACGAATTGTAGAATTTGTAGATGGGCCTACTAGCTCAGTTGGCGATGCTTTTACTGATGTCCTCTGCATTTTTGCGGCAGGTGATCACGCTTATCGTAACGCAACTGGCGTTTAAGGAGATATAACGAATGGCTATTTCACGCGCACAAATGCTCAAAGAACTACTTCCGGGTCTTAACGCCCTGTTTGGTCTTGAGTATGAAAAATATGAAGACGAGCATACTCTTATTTATGATACAGAGAGTTCTGATCGTTCTTTTGAAGAAGAAACCAAGCTAAGTGGCTTTGGTGCGGCTCCAGTTAAAAACGAAGGTTCTGCAATCACTTATGATTCAGCACAAGAGTCTTTCTCTGCTCGCTACAACCACGAAACTATCGGCATGGGTTTTGCTATTACTGAAGAAGCAATGGAAGATAACTTGTATGACTCTTTGTCTGCTCGTTATACCAAAGCTCTTGCTCGCGGTATGGCTTACACCAAGCAAGTTAAGGCGGCTAACCCTCTTAACAACGGTTTCACTAACTCCTTTCAGTCTGGTGACGGTGTAAACCTGTTCACTGCTGTTGCTGATGGTGTTACTGGCGGTGGTGGTCACCCAACTGTAGGTGGTGGCTTTAACAGCAACCGTCCTTCTACTGGTGCTGACTTAAACGAAACATCTCTGGAGAATGCAATTATTTCTATTGCAGGATACACTGATGAGCGCGGACTGCTTATTGCGGCTCGTCCTACTCGTTTGATTGTTCCACCTGCGTTGATGTTTACAGCAAATCGTTTGCTAGAGACTAACCAACGTGTCGGTACTGCTGACAACGACATAAATGCTATCCGTAATATGGGTGCGATTCCAGAAGGCTACTCAGTCAATCATTATCTGACTGACAGCAATGCTTTCTTTATTCTTACTGATATTCCTAACGGAATGAAGCATTTTGAGCGTACTGCTCTAGAAACTAGCATGGACGGAGATTTTGACACAGGCAATGTACGATACAAAGCCCGTGAGCGTTACTCGTTCGGAGTTTCTGATCCACTTGGCATATTTGGTTCTCCGGGATCAAGCTAAGTAATAGTAAATCTAAGGGGGTGTAAAAACCCCCTTTTTTATTTGTAATAAGTTATTATTAACTATCCCTGACTGCTTAACAGCAGACTAACCCAAGACAGGAGATTGACATGGGTACTACTACTTATACTGGAGCGGTTCGCTCCGAAAATGGTTTTTCAGATATAACTAAAAACAGCGATACAGGTGTTGTTACAACTAACTCTACTTATGGAGATAATGCTTCCGTTGGTGGAACTCTCGTTGTAACTGGCACTACAAAACTTGTATCTGATGTAAACAGCAAGTTCGTTAAGCACGTTGGTCATGCTCCCGGAGTTACTGTTAACTCTACCGCAGGCGACAGCCCTACTATTGCTACATTTGTACAGCCTGCAAACACCATTATCACAAACATTAAAATCTTTTGTGTAACTGCTCCAGTTATTGGGTCAGGTGATATTGGTTATGAAGTTGGAACTTCTTCTTCTGGCGCACAAATTGTTGCGACTCAAGCTGATGAGATTCTAGATGCAGGAACAACTGTTGTTGTTGGTAACGTAACATTAACCGCTTTAGTTCTGCAAACTCAAGATGGAGCAACTGCTCCCGCTTCTGTGCAATACTCGGCAGTAGCTCGCAACATCTTCTGTAACATTACTAACACCGTTAATGCTACTACAGCAGGATCGTTTACTTTTATTATTGAGTACGTTCAAGTAGCGTAATTGTTAAATATTAAGGGGTGCTATGCGCCCCTTTCTTTTAGGAGAATATAATGGCTGATGCAGTCGCAACACAAACAATTACAGATGGGGCTAAATTTGCCACATTTAAGTTTACCAATGTCAGCGATGGTTCTGGAGAAGCGGCAGTCAAGAAAATTGACGTATCTGCTCTCACCAAAGACCCTATGACGGGTCAGGCTTGCTCTAGGGTGGACATAAGCAATATTTGGTACAGCACTGTAGGCATGAGCGTAAAAGTCTTGTTTGATGCCTCTACAGACGTATTAGCGTGGCATCTTATTGCTGACTACTCTGATCAGTTAGATTTTTCTGGATTTTCTGGAATACCTAACAATGCAGGTAGCGGAGTAACTGGTGATATTATGTTAACAACCGTAGGACACTCTAGCGGTGACACTTACAGTATTATTATGAAAGTAATTAAATCTTATGGCTAGAAACTATAAGCTAGAGTATGCAAACTTTCACTCGAGACCTGAAGAGAAAAAACGCAGGGCAGAGCGAAATAAGGCTAGAAAGCTAATGGAGAAGAGAGGTCTTGTCAAAAAAGGTGACAACAAAGACGTAGACCACAGAGACAGGAACACTGGCAACAACTCGCCAAGTAACCTAAGAGTCTCTTCTAGAAAAGACAATAGGTCTAGAAATAGCAAGACAAAAGGTTAAACCAAAATTACAGATAGGGGTTTTTAAATGAAAGGTGTTAAACATTACAAAAGAGATGGAACTGAGCATAAAGGTTCTAATCACAAGATGTCTGACGGTACTTTGCACACGAATAAATCTCACACAAAATCTAGTGTAAAATTGTTTCATTTAAAAGATTTATCAGCTAAAGCAAAAGCTAAGGCAAAAAAGGGTTAATTCATGGCAACGCCTAGAAAAGGCAAGGCAAAGGTTAAGGTAACCTCGTCAGGCAAAAAGGTTAGCTATGGGCAATCAGGAAACGCTAAAGGCGGTGGCCCAAGGGTTCGTGCAGGGACATCTAAGGGAGACAGTTACTGTGCAAGAAGTCTTGGAATAAAAAAAAGGCTTTCTAAAAAGAAACAAAATGATCCTAATACTCCTAATAACTTGTCCCGCAAACGATGGAAGTGTTCTGGAGCTAAATCCAAAAGGAAATAAACATGGCAACTAGCGGAACATATAACTTTAACCTAGACCTTGGCGATGCTATTGAAGAAGCGTTTGAGCGAGCAGGGCTAGAGTTGCGTAGCGGTTATGATTACAGGACTGCCAGAAGAAGCATTAATCTTTTGATGCTTGAGTGGCAAAACAGAGGATTAAACCTTTGGACAGTCCAAGAAGGAACTCAAGCGTTAACTAGCGGTGATGGAACATATCCTTTAACCGGAGATGTTCTTGATATTATTGAAGCATTTGTAAGAACAAACAACGGAAACAGCAGTAACCAGTTTGATCAAACATTGACCAGAATATCAATTAGCCAGTACGCCCATCTATCTAACAAGTTAACAGAAGGCAAACCTTTGCAGTTTTTCCTTGAGAAAGACCCAAGCTCTGTAACTGTTAACTTATGGCCTGTCCCTGATGACACGGAAACATACACTCTTGTTTATTACTTTATGCAACGAGTTGAAGATACTGGATCACCTGCGTCAAACAATATGGATGTGCCTTTAAGGTTTCTTCCATGCTTAATTGCAGGACTTGCTTATCAGCTAAGTGTTAAGTACACCGAATCAAATCAAAAAGCGCCATTGCTTAAAGCTGAGTATGAAGAGCAGTGGAATCTTGCGGCAGATGCAGATAGAGAAAAAGCTTCATTGCATGTAACTCCCGGAGGATACAGGTTTTGACAGCATCTAAAGGCAAGCTTGCTTTTGGATTTTGCGACAGAACAGGGTTTCGTTATAAGCTAACAGACCTTGTTCCTCAGATACAAGATCAAAGACCTACTGGAATGCTAGTTGGTAAAGATGTTGTTGATGTTGATCAACCCCAGTTACAGCTTGGAAAAGTCGCATTTACCGACAATCAGGCATTAAGGAACCCAAGGCCTGACAGAGCATTAGATGAAAGTAGGGCTTTATTTGCGTTTAACCCTGTTGGTGGAGGTGTTACCGAGCTAGGTAGCTTTACTGTTGGGTTAGACATAGAATGCAATGCAGGAGAAGTTAAGGTGGTAATAGGCTAATGGCATTCACATACACTACATTAAAACAGACAATACAAGATTACTTGGAAACTACAGAATCTACTTTTGTAGCCAACCTTCCAACTATTGTTACGCAAGCTGAAGAAAGAATTTTAAAAGAAGTACAGCTTCCTGACTTTAGGAAAAATGTAACAGGCTCTTTAACTGCTAACAATCAATATCTTTCAGCCCCAACTGATTACTTAGGAATCTATTCTATAGCTGTTGATAACAGTGGGTATGAGTATCTTCTAAACAAAGATGTAAACTTTATTAGAGAAGCTTATCCTATATCTACAGTAACAGGAGTTCCTAAGTATTATGGAGTTTTTGATGAAAGAACACTTATAGTTGCACCTACACCAAGCTCATCATTTGACGTTGAGTTGCATTATTTCTACAGGCCAGAGTCAATTAGCGTTTCTGCTACAGGGACAAGTTGGTTAGGGGATAATGCCGAAAATGCGCTTTTGTATGGATGTCTGGTAGAATCTTATACATTCTTAAAAGGAGAGCCTGAGTTATTACAGCTTTATTCGGCTCAATACGCTGAAGCTGTTAGTCGGTTAAAGTCTCTTGGAGAAGGTTATGGAACTACAGACAGCTATAGATCAGGCGCAGTCCGCCAAGGTAGGAGCTAATTGTGATTGAAGTAGGATCGGCTGAGGCAGGTGTTGTTACTGTTGTTACGTCAGAAAATAAAGGGCTTGATGCAAGTCATTGGGCAGAAAGAGCAACAAGTAGAATTGTTTTTGTTGGTGGAAGTTGTCATCCTGCAATTGCAGATCAAGCAGAAGCATTTAAGGATCAAGTAAACAAAGTTGTAATGTTCTACATGGAACAAGCAATAAAAAGCGATAGAACAACATTAATCGCATTACTTGAACAAAACCAACACTCAGATACAGCAGAAATTATTAGGAGATTATAATGGCAATTTCGCAGGCAATGTGTACTTCGTTCAAAAAAGAACTGATGGAAGGAACGCATAACTTTAAAGCGTCAGGCGGTAACTCGTTTAAGTTAGCTTTATATACAAGCTCGGCTAGTCTGGGAGCAACAACAACTGCTTACTCTAGCACAAACGAAGCAAGTGGAACTAACTATACTGCTACAGGCGCGGCATTAACAAATGTTAATCCAACAACTTCAGGAACAACTGCATTTACTGACTTTGCTGATTTAACCTTTAGTAACGCTACAATTACGGCAAACGGTTGCCTTATTTACAACGACACCAATAGCGATAAAGCAGTTTGCGTATTAGCCTTTGGCGGAGACAAGACATCTACAGCAGGAGATTTTACAATACAATTCCCAACAGCCGATGCGTCAAATGCAATTATTAGAATAGCCTAGTAACTAATGGCTATTGTAAATGGTTTTGGCAGAGGTGGATGGGGACAGCTTACTTGGGGTGAGCCTATACCTGTTGTCGTTACTGGGGTTGCAGGAACATCTGCCCTTGGGAACGAAACTGTACAAGCAAATGCTGATGTAGATGTTACTAACAACTTAGCAACAACAGCCGTAGGTGCAGTAGCAGTTCAGGCCTTTGCTGTTGTAGGTGTATCTGCTGTAGCGTCTACACTTGGGCTAGGAGATGAAACATTAATAACAAACAACAACTTATCAGTTTCTGGTTTTGGTGTTACTGTAAGTCAGGGGTCTGTTGATACAGATGCCCAAGCGGTAATATCCGCAATAGGAAACCAAGCAGAGGCGCTTACACAATCGGTTCAAGTATGGAGTTTAATTAATGCAGGGCAAATTCCAAATTATACAATAATTAGCAACAATAAAATCCCTGACTGGGAAGAGGTAGCTTAAATGGCAACATACGTCAATAATCTAAGACTTAAGGAAATTGCAACAGGTGACTCCGCAGGTACTTGGGGAACAGAAACCAATACAAACCTTGAAATGATTGGTCAGGCTTTTGGGTATGGAACAAGAGCTATAGCAAACGCATCCACTGACAACATTACTCAAGGTGATGGTTCTTTAGATGTAGATCGGTCTATGTACCTTAAGCTTACAGGTGGTGGACAAGCTTGTACTATAAGTTTATTGCCAAATACTTCTTCCAAAATGTACATCATGGAAAATGCTACTTCCGCAACTCTTACATTTACGCAGGGTAGTGGAGCTAACGTAGCAATTCTTGCAGGAGAAGTTAAATTAATTGCAGGTGATGGTCTGGGGTCAGGTGCTGTTGTTTATGACTTGTTAACAGATTTAAACCTAGCGGGAGTTACCAAAGTTGACGATCTTGTTGTTGGCGATGATTTAACTGTTGTTGGCGATCTAGACGTAGACGGTATAACTAACCTTGATGTCGTGGACGTAGACGGTGCTGTAAACTTTGCGGCAGACGTAACCTTTGCTAATGGCGCAGATATAATCACGGCTTCAGCAGGAACAAGCAACTTCAGAGCAGGTGTCAACGCAGGTAACAGCATTGCAAGTGGTGGTAATTATAATGT